CTAAACTTCTATTTCGGAAAAGGGTAAATCAGCTGCTTGCCCTTGTATTTGGCCATCTAAAATGTACACCTTTCCACTGGCGATATTATCCCCTAACACCACTTGGTGACTGCCATCAGCATGTAAGACACTAGTGGTGCCATTATTCACTGAAACCACAGTAGCTACAGCTCTTTGAGACTTAGGGTTTAGGTTTGCTAATCGCTGATAAATATTACTCATAACGTGCTCTGATTTCGTAATAAACTGATCGTCTGATTAACCGTTATTTGTCCATTGGAGCTATTTACACTGGCAGTGATGGTTGAAGCATCACAGACGGATTTAAACACCTCAGTGCCCTTCCTAACACCGATTAACATGCCTGGCCGAATTGGTGGCAAGTCATTCAGGACTTTAGTGCGAATGCTGTTTTGTATTTTGTTACCCGCATTAGCAAGCTCAGTCGTTCCACGCATTCTAGCGGCTTGATTATCAGTGATTAACTTATCCACTATATCAACAGAAAAGTTATCGCCAGCGGTCCCGAAGCGTTTCACTTTCACTGCTACGCCTTGCTGTTCGCCACGAACAAACACTGCATTTGCTTCAGAGCGAATATCTAGGTGCTCATTAAATTCTAAAATCACGCTGTCATGTAAGATCACATCAGGGATAGCTGTGCTCGCCTCCCAGGGCACCACTGGCCATTGTGGAATGACATTTATGGTCTGAGTCTCATCATTAATATCGAGCATTCCCCCAATAGCATTTGCCATCAAATTAATTGCTTCAGCGGGGGTTTTGTTCGCATAACTAAAGCCATTAGCAGGTATTGGGTAGTCTGTTATTGCGCCCGTTACTGTCCAACCAGAGTTAGCAATGATATCGGCCATTAAGCCCATAAAACTCCTTGACTCAAGGTTTACGAAGTTAGTTGCCTTCTTATAAGGCGTTGCAAGTTCGGCTAACCGCCCTCTTCCTGTTGCACTGTAGGTTTCTGCATTGAATATTTTTGATGATGAAGGTGATTCACATAGCGAAAAGAAGTCGTAACCGTTAATTGTCACCTTTAGCAGCTCATTATTTGCATGCATAGCATCTAACCTAGATGAGAAAGAAAGATTGCAGGTACTGGTCCATTGACCTCTAGATTTAGTGATTGAAACAGACTTTAAAACCACTGCCAAACTGTCTCGCACTCGAATACAACTCACTTGAGGTTCCATGAGGTAGCTCCTTCTTATCTGCGGTTCAATAGGAATTTTATAGTCTATGGTGGGCAAGCTTGGGTGCGCGTCTATTAGGCCGCCGCCATCATCAAAACGGCACACTTTGGGCTCAATGGTAAAGCGCAGCGCTAAAGGGCTCTCTGAGCTGGCCCAAGGCTCGCCAAAGCGCATTATTATATTACCCACCGGCGGTAGATAACGAGTCGAGCATATCCAGCGCGGCGCGTGTGGCCCCCACTTGATTGATTGCTCATTATCACAGGCGCTGCCGTGATAGCGCAGCACCTGGTTAATTTGGTGGTTAGCCCCATCTTGCCAATCAGTTACGGTATGGATTTCCTCAGCGGCAATATTAAGCCAGCGCAAAACGTCACTTATGCCATGATTTTTGGGCGATTGCCAAATAATGTCTACATTAGTTTGATGAATTTGTGGCAACGCCCAACGAACCGAGCAATCGGTGCGAGTTGCATCATGCAGTTGCCAAGGCGCGGCATGACTGACCTCAACAGCTTGGTTTGACGTCCAATATAATGCCGTTTTTTTTTCGTAACTATCGAGTATCGACCAAATACAATCGAGGTTAACGCCCACTTTGATGGAGCTCTCCACTAGCACTAAGCGGTTTTCTACTTCAACTGGTTTATCCCAATAAATACCACACTCAATGCCAATACTGTTGTCGATGTGAATAGGTGGGGCTGCATCAACAAATCGAATAATAATGGGCGATATTTTATCCAACCATGATTTATAAAAGCGTAGCTGTATCATTATTTGTTACAACCTTGGGTTTACTAGCTCGGCCAATACACCATCCACGAATTTACAATCATATTCACCATCGTCGTCTAAAATACCAATGAACATTTTATTAGTGGTGGCGTACTTAGAGGGCATTACTATCTTGACAATTTCACCACCGACAACATATTGATTGATAATATTAACGGTTGGGTCGTCACGTTCGTAAGCCACTAAACGATTGGCATCAGGGTCAATATCCACCTCAAGCATCGCAACAAACCTAATAGGTTCAACCAACACTCTTGTGTTAAGTATTTTATTAGTCATACCATGTGTCCAATTTAATAAGGGTATTAACCCCGTATTTATAAGGCATAGCGTAATAATCAACACCGTCTACGGTCAATATGGTAGGCCAAGGTTGGTCTGCGTACAGGCAACAATTCATACGGTATAAACCCGGCAATTTACCCCTGGTATAAGGTCTAGTTAAACTATTAGATTGAGGTACACCGTAATAATCTACGTCCCATGGGTTGCCCGCTCCCTTGATGATTACGTCTTGTATAATGAGTGGTATACCCGTCGATGTATGTGTGCCTCCGTTTTTAGTCCAATCTGTACCGCCAGCTTTGTCTAAACCGATAGCTATTTTATAAAGACCAGATTGGTTAGTATTATCTAAATCATAAAACACGCTAGCACCCCAGCCATCATCAATATCAGCGATTGTTTTTGCTTGTGATGCAGAGTAATCGTGTGATGTAGAATTAGCACTAATACAGGCCATTGGGTTTGCGTCAGTGTCAAAGAATGAATCAATCTCACCAGCAAATATACAAATACCCATAGTGACATTGATTTGAGTTGAATTGTTATTGGCTGATGGGTTCCACGTTTGAAAGTAAAAACCGCGCGCAGTACCGATTAAAATCCAAGCCGTCTCACCCGCACCTGTTTGAAAAGTTCTAAGCTGACCAGTTCGGACGAGAAGGCTCGCGGAAGGTATATAATCACTACTACAGACAAACGACATCGGCGCACCCCCCGACGTAGCGCTAGAGTACGCCCTAAATACATGACCACCCCCATCTGTTCTTGAGTTTCTAAACGCTACAAACTCGCCCGCAGTTTCGATAACAATAGACCACCCAAGTGATGCTTTACTGCCATAACCCTCAACCAAGCATTTTTTAAGAACGTTTAATACGGCTGATCTATAACCTGTGGAAATATTCGGCGCACCTACATCATCCGAGCGATACACTGTTACTGGTAAACCCATGTGTTCTCTCCCAAAAAAGGTTCTAGGTTGCAGGTCCTAGGGCCTAGAACCTGCTGTTATTAAGACTCGTTACCACGAAACGCCAGTACGGCGCGGTCTGTGGTGATTTGACTGTGACCACTTTGCACTGTGCGTAAAAGCATGGCAGGTTTGCTGCTGGCATAGGTTGTAAACCGAATGGCCTCGCCTTGCTGCCAGCCTCCCCCAAACGCCCCTGAGCGGATAATAAAATAAGGGGCTAAGGTCAAGGGGTTGATGGGGGCGAAATCATTAAGCACGTCACCGGCCGCTACTTGGCCAATGCGCTTACCCACACAGCGAAAAGCGGTTATTGAGGTAAAAATCAGCACCCAATCTTCATTAATCGCCGTGTCGTTACGTACCTCAAATGGATGATCCACCACGTTGACACTTGCTGTTGCGGGGGTGCCGTCTTGGGTCCAGTTATTTGCCCAGGCTGTCATGTCGCGCACCGCGCTAACCCGGGCTTGTAAGTCGCCCAAATCCTGTACGCTAGAGACATTGGCGCCAACTGGGTAGGTTTGACTCAGTGGGGATGCCAGCACCAATTTATGTTCCTGCACGTCAACCACTAAAGCCAGTTCGCCTAGGGTATCGGTTAGCAAAAATGGCGCCGTAAAACCACTGAAATCACTGTTAATGGTGACAACCCCTGTGGCCTTATTAACGCTGTAATTGGCGTTATCTAGCGTCCATAGGCTGGCGCCATTGCTGTCGGTAATGTCCACAAATCTGGCATTGACTCTCACGGTAAAGGTTTGCGCGGCTGCAGGGTTGCTCACTACTTGGGTTTGGGTGTGCTGCACACTGATATTTGTCCAGGCGGTAAACATATTGACTACCCCGCTGTTTTTAATCCGAAGCGGATTTAAACCATACAGTTCAGGCGGGGGTGATAAGGTCACTGTTTCGGCTATGTCATAGCTCAGGGTCGATAGGTCTACCGTCTGATTGAAGCTTAAATTAACTATGCCATCGGCAATGGTGCCCGTGACGCCGGTACCGTTAATCTCGCCGTTATTATTAGCGCTAGCGCTTAATAAGGTGTTATTTGTGCTTGAAACCATCACGTAGAAGGTATCGAGTATGGGCGTGTTCACCGCCAGCGGGAATGAGACTGAGTTATCGCTGGCGGCCGATGCTTCTACCAGGGCCGAGTAACTGACAGTAAAGTTGCCGCGATTATCGAGGCTTTTAGTGATAGCGCCCGTCAAGTAATCTATGCTCGCCAGTGCATAGCCATTGCTCTCGCGCAGCTCGCCGCCGGTAAACTCGGTCAGCTTAGAGGTGCCATAGTTAGCATCAGTAAACGTCGCGGTGGCAAACACGCTGCCTAGGGTGAGTTTTTTAGCGGCCGGAAATGCGCCGGTGCTGTTATAAACAGCATAACGCAAGGATGACACCCAGCTTACGCCGACAGTTAAAAGGTTAGATAGATTACTGCTATAGACCACTGAAGCGCTATTACCTGTGATGCTTAATGCCCCAAGGTAACTAGAACTACCTATCACTTTTATTTTTTGAATGCCGTTATTTTCAAAATAAGGATCGTCAATCAAATCGGGAAGCGTATACAGGTAGGTACTCTTACCGCTTTCAACGGGCTGAGTCACTGATTTATAAATTAGCCCTGATGCCACATCACCATCACCATCAGGGGCGGTAATAATATTGCCCGCGCGGATTGCAACGGTTTTCACCTTAGGTAATAACTCCGTTTTTGTGGCGGCAACGCTAAGCACTTCCGATGAAGATTCGGCCGTCAGCGCTGTAACGCCGTGGAATTTAACGCCCTCGTTCTCACTGACATAGCGCAGCTTAGTGCAGCCTGCTTCGCCGTTAATGTTCACATCATAGTTAGGCGTCTTAAATGGGATCGCTGGTTTGAATTTGACTATGCCACCTTGCCCGCCCCATACCGTTTCTTGTATCTCACAGAAATGTTCAAAGCGCGGCCAAGCGGTGTTCTCATTACCTGCATACTCGACAGAGATCACTATGGTTTGCCCTTGTTGCAGTGAAATCGTTTCGTAATAGTCTCTACCATTGAATTGATAAATAGACTGCAGGTATGAGCGAGGAAAGCTGTCTTGCCCTGCAAGTAACCCTATTAATCGATTGCGAATTAACTGCCCTGCTTTTACTGATGACTCTAAAATCCCCACCATTTCAGTCATGCGGTCTGCATCACTGAGTTCATCTGCTTCAGCAATCAGCATACCCACTAAGGGATCTGTGGGTTTTTGGCTAATAAAGATATGACCATTGAGTAAAATCTCAGTGCCTGGGGTATTAAGCGCTGGATAGCACTTAACAATATCGACCGCTGACTGGGAATGATCTATGTCTGAAATGGCACGAAATAGCTCATTAAGCGCCCCAGACTCAACCGCCTTTTTAGTTCGCTGGCCGCCAGCATCATCACTTGATCCCAAAAGCTCGGGCTTAAATACGGCTAAATTTGCTCGGGTAATTGTCATAGTAAACGGCCTTTAAACTGTGATTAATTTCAATGTGATGGCATCTATCTGCTCTGGGTTTTCATCGCTATAGTTAATTGCAGGTGAGCCACTGATGGCTTGATCTCGGTAGTCCCAAACCACCATGAATACCCTGCCGTTAATATTGACTTCGAAGCTGGCTGACCCTTTGGTGCTGGCATGGTTTTCAAGCTCAACAAACACGGCTAAGGCTTCGCCATCGCTGTATAAAGTTATAGGCCTGCCCGCTTGTTTGCTGGCGACTTCAATGTGCTGGGCACCATTAAGAGAAAATTCAGCATTACTGATAAAGGGGGTGTAACCAAAGCGGTTAAGCCAGATAAAATGTGCTAGCTCAATGGTGTCTAAGGTGATCATGAGGTGGCCTTTATCTGCTCAAGTTCTCGCAAGAACATCTGCTTAAACTCATCTAACACATCTGCTTTAATGAGACTTCCCGATGGCATGGCAAGTTCTAGGCGAAACACTTGTACAGCCGCGTTTTGGCTTGCCTGTGGGTTAACCATTACGACTGGCGTTGCAGGGCTTCTATTCGCGGTAACGGGTGTATCACTGGGGGGCTTTTCTTGGGGGCGCACTTGACGCTCCAAGGCTTCTGCTTCTATCTGTTTAAGCTTAGTGCTGTAGATTTGCTGGCTAAGCTTAAGTGCTTCTTGGGCACTGGCAATTGATGCTTCATCCTGCGCCGTGCGGGCAGCATCAAGCTGGGCATTAAGTTCGGTTTGCAGCGCTTGATAACGACGTTTTTCTATGGCGCCTTGATTGTCGTTAAGCTGATCCATTTCATCTCTAAGGCTTGCTAAAGTGGCGTTAATATCCCCACGTAAGCCAAGAATTCGATCACGGGTTGAATCTATTGCCGCTTGAAGAGGCTGTAGTTCTTCATCGCCAAGCTCACGGATATTCCATTTAGCATCACGGCTGATGGCGTTAACACGGGCAAGGGTAATTCTGGAGCTCTCAAGCTCAGCAGTCCAATCTCTAATGGCCAAGGTTTCGGTAATGAACTGCCTTTCACGGATAAAGGCTTGGTTAGTGAGTTGGGCTAGCACGCTCCAGAAGCCCGTATTAACCTGCATGTTACGCATTATGCTGCCTGTCAGCTCATCTAGACGGGCATTGAGCTTTTCTGTGCTATCTTCGTTAAAATTGAATTGCTTATTTAAGTGAGCATAGGCACCGGCAAACAGGTTCACATACTCAGTAGCGCGGCCAGTGGTTTTCTCTAACTCTTCGAGTTCTTCACGCTGCTCAATTAAGGTTTTTGTGGTCTTTTTTACTTGCTCATCGGTTTCTTCTTCCCCATCTTGCAAGCCCCCCATCAAGCGCTGTAATACCCGCAGCACTTCCACTAAACGCTCTTTTTGCTGCAAATATTCAGCTGCGGTTATGCCGCCATCTTTATAGGCTTGCTCTAGGCGTAGCATCTCATCGGATACTGCAGCATATTTACTTTTTATCTGCTCATAATTAGCGGCTTCTAATGCTTGTACTTCACTAAGCTGTTTGGTTTGGTCGCTAAGTTTTCCCTGCAAGCTAATGAGATCTTTCTGAGCCTTGGCTTTATCTTTGCTCGATACCGTGGAGCTATTCATCACATCACGGCATTGCTTTAAGCGGGCTTGGGTATCAGTAACGGCTCTAGTTAATTTGGCTTGTTCAGGGGATAAGTCTTTAACGCTGTCCGTGTAGCCATATTGCTTAGCGGTTAACTCACTGAGATCTTTAGTTAACCCAAGGCTGGCAGCTTGGGCCTTTAAGGTTTGCGGAATGGTGGCGCCGGTAGCTTCTGCCGCCGTTAACGCAGACTTGGCCCAGGATAAGAAGGCATCTTTTTGCTGCTCAATAGGCTCACGGTTATCTTTAATTAAATTAAAGGCCGCCTCGGCTTTGTTGCTCGCCATTTCAAGGGCCTGGCTACTGGTTAGCCCTAGGCTTTTGTAGGCTTGCTCTAATGCTGCTGTGCCCTGTGCTGTGGCATCTAGATACGTTTGCTGCTCTGCAAACTTTTCTTTAAGTTCGCTGAGTAATTTAACGTGGCCAGCATATTCAGCGCCCGCGGCTTGTAATGGAATTAGCGCCGCATCTATTTGACGAATAAAGCCGCCCATGCCGCCTTTTACATTCTCTAAGGTTTTGGTCTGTTCGCTTAAAGTAAAGGTTAGCCGCAAGGCTTCATTTATGGTGAGCTTTATGGGCTCCACCACCTCAAAGGCGGCTTGTGTCACGGCTTCAATGGCTATAGCGGCGTTCTTCCATTTGCCGCTGGCATCATCATAGATAAGCTTGCCATCATCGACGGCCTTATTGAACTCAGCCATTGTGGTGAAGGCTACGCCAGTCTGCTCACTTAAGTCTTTAAGGGAATGTTCAAGCTGCTTGGCACTCACGCTTGCCGCCCGCTTAGAGGCGGCGAGTGCTTGCTCGGCCAAGAGTAGGTCTTGATACACACCAGCAAGCTGAATGAGTTCATTGATCAAGGCCAGATATAACCCTGCTTTGGCCGCTGCAGCCAAGGCAATTTTAAGTTTTCCTGCGGCGAGTGCGGCCGAATTACTGGCAGCACTCGTGCCAACAATAGCCCCAGTGTAGAGACGCATGGCCCCTATTGCCGCATTAGCGCCGGTGATCACATCGCTAAAATAACCGCCGATTTTCAGTGCCAACCAAGCTTTAGCCACAAAGCCTATTTCATCCTTAAAGTGGTACAGCATGGCGGCGCCATCTTGTACCGCTGAGCCTATGGTCACTATGGTATCGCTAACTTGCTGGGCCCACTCCTTTAAGCGGCCGTCGCTTGCCATGGCTGTAAATTCAAGATTAAGTTCACCGATTTGCCCTTTAAGCCAGTCAAGGGCACCAGACTGGGCAATAAGATCATAGAAAGAGGCTAAGTTATCTTTAAGGTTTGAGACTTGGCCACTGAGTAAAGCCATTTGCGCCGCCGCGCTGCCATTGGCTGCGCGGCCCATTTCTTCAATTAAGTCTTTCATTACATCGCGGCCAAGCTTGCCTTGTTCGCTCAGTTTTTGCAGCTCTTGGGTATTCTTGCCTGTGACTTTGGCAAGCATGTCCCATACGGGCACGCCGCGCTCGATGAGCTGTAAGATCTCTTCCCCTTGCAGCTTCTGTTTTGCCCAGGCTTGGCCGAGTGCCAAGGTGATGCCTTCGACTTCCTGAAAGCCGCCGCCCAGTTTAAAGGCTTGGTCGACAATGGCTTTCATAGTGCCGTTCATAGGATCTAGGCCGAAGGCTTTGGCCTTAACAAACGCTTGGTTTACTTCACTGAGCTGAAGCGGCACATCGATGGCAAATTGTTTCACCCAAGCCGTGGCTTGTTTACCCGACGCGAAACTGCCCATTACGGCATTCATCTGCACGCCTAGGCGCTCGAATTGATCGCCTGTGGCAAAGATATCTTTAACCGCCTGGGCCACGCGATCAAAACCTAAGTAAGCCGTGGCGAGCGCGGTCACTTGCCCTATCAAACCCCGTAAACTTGCCGCATTATCTCGTGCTTTGTTATCGCCTTTGTCTAGCTCATTGGCAAACTTATCAACCTTACGCCCTGCACCATCGAGTTCGGCGCCAAGCTTACGTTGGGCCACAGTTAAGTTATTGTAATCAACCCCTGACTTAGACAAAGCAGATTGCAATTTAGTGTGGCTGGCTGCTTGCTGCGCTAATTCGCGCTGCATTTGCTCCAGCTCTTTTTCAGCCCCATCTATGGAGCGGGCAAGCTGTACAAACGGCGCATCAGTTTGACTGGCGCGCTGCTTTAAATCTTCTAGGGCTAATGCTGTTGCGGTAACAGCCAGTTCTTGCTGCTCTAATGCATTGCGAGACTGCTTAAAGCTGTTGATTAATTCTTGCTGATTTGTGAGCTTATCAAGCTCATGTGCCAGTGCTTGAGCCTTAGGGTTAGCCTCGTCGGACTCTGTACCAATACGTGCTAACTCATCCACTAAAGCAGCAATCTCTTGCTTGCCTGTGGCCTCGGCAACGATACGAAGGGCTAATGCTAAGGTTTTATCTGTCATTGCTGGCTCGGCTATTTTCTAGATGATTATTTAAATGGCGGTTAAATGGGGATTAAATGGGCTTTAACCCCCCATTTAAAGGGGGGCTAAGGGCATGAACTGCTGGCTTGAGTCCATGCCCTAACGATGGCCGCATTTAGGCATCTAACTCCGCATACTCAAATGGGTAGTCTTTACCTGCAACCAATTGGGCTTTACCCGATAAGGTGGCGCTGACAAATTCACTGGCAGCAAAGTCCACCGCGCTGGTCGGCGCTAGGCTGGCATCAAAAATATCTAAGGTGATAGGTTTACCGGTTTCAAGGTTGGTACCTTCACCAAAGATCCGTGCTCGTACCTGGGCGTTTATCCCGCCTTTAATCAAGGTGCCACTAATGGCATTATGCTGGCCGCTAACCGTTATGGCCCCGCCCGCTTCTACTGCGCCGCCTTTAACTGCCCGCACTAAGCCCAGGGCATAATTCACCGCATAGTCGGTACCCAGTACTAAGGTGGTGGTGTCTTTTTTTACCGCAAAGCCCAATTTGGCAAAGTTGGTTTTAGGTAGCTGTGCCCAGCGTTGGTTATCAGGCAAGGTCAAGGCTTCATCGGTTAAGGTGCCACTGCCCTCGTTTAGCACTTGGGTGTCGCCCAGTAACGCCATGGCAATAAGCTCTGCGGGTTGGTCATCAAACATCCATTCCACTTGCACAGGTTTGGCAATTTTCACCACGCTTAAGGCTTGGCCGTAGCTTTCTTTTTTCTTACTGGCGCGCACTTTCTCATCGGCCTCAGCTTTAACAGCCAACTTAGTGGTGTTGATTGGGCCAACAATGCCCGTCGATTGCCCTTGGGCGTTGAGGCGGTCAACAAAAAAGTTGCCAGCAACTAATAATCCACTCATAGGTGTATCCTCATCAGGTTGAAAGGGTTGATTTAGGGTTAAAACGCAGCTGCACACTTAAGGCCACAGGGTAATAGCCATGGCTTTGGGTGAAGCGTGGTTTGATTGGGCTGTTTACCCGTACAAAGGGGCCAAGCATGTGATCGCCAACCTTAACGGACTTACCCACAATGGCGTTAAGCAGGCTAACTAATAACTCACCGGCTTGGCGTTCATGCATAGATAAGCGGCAAGCTAACACCACAATCCAGGTCTGCTTTAGCTGGCTGGTGTTGCCGCCTTGAGCGGTATCTGGGAAGCTATCCCCAAGGTACAAAACATGGGCCGCTGGCGTAATTTGGCTACGCTCATCGACCTCACCAAGCTCGTTGGCTTGATAGACTTTTTTAAGGGTGTGATTAGCAATTAAGGGGGCAAGCAAGCTCAGTAAGCCATCCCCCGCAACTAAGTAGTTATCGTTAATATCAAACATCAGATAAACCCCTTAGCCTTGCTGCGGTCAAACACACTGCCTGCACTTTCTATGCTAACCACAAGCTCGCTTTGGCCTGGTTTTTCGCCTGTTGTCGCCAAGCCTAAACTGATATCCCCTTTACTGACTGAGGATAAAAATTTAATTACGGCGGCATAGCGTTTCTCGACCTGCTCGGGGGCCTTATCGCCATAGAGAAAATAACGGGCAATGTCGCAGCAATTACGCTCAAGCACTGCTGGTACCAAGGTTAACGGCAAGGTGTAGCGGCCCACTATGTAGCCATCAATCTCGGCCGATGCATCACGCAGGGCTTGCTCAAGGGCTGGATAATTGATTTCCCCTGGCACGCTGCCCTCACGTTCGGTAAGCAGCATTAAGTCCTGCTCACCAAAACGGCTGAGCATGTTATCTGTGGTGGCGTACATCACTTGGGCCATGAGCTATACCTCTGCCTGATCATCAACAATGGCAGCAGTGCTGTGGCTTGCAGAGCTGTGGGACAGGTATTCATTCCATGCGGCATCCCGATCGCTTGCACTAAAAGGCTTAGCCATCAGTCCTTCAAGGGCTGTGCATTGGGGTTTACCGCCTTGGGTGAAGTGTTCGGGATCGTCTTTGTCCAGCAAGCTAATAGCTTCACTAAAGCTCATGGCCTCGTTGGTTTGCAGCTGTGTTTGAGGCGGCGTTTCGGCTGTGATTGCTGGCGCTGCGGCTAATGTTAGTGGCGCTGCGGCTGATATTAGTGGCGTAGCAATACCTGGCGAGTCCAGACTCCGCGACGCTGGAACCATATTAGGCTCGGATACCTTAAGGCGTTTATCGGCTTTAATTGCCGCGATTTGTTCACGGGACAACTCGGCCAGAGGTAAATTGTTTTCACCTTTAGCAAACGCCAACCCTGCACGGCGATAACCAGTGTTTGCCAAACAGATAACCAGTAACTGCTCTGGGTGATTTTTCTCAGTTGAATTGTTAGAAGAATTAGCCATTTCATTGTTACCTCACTCAATTTTTAGGGGTAGCACATCCCTGTGCCTGGAATTTTTTTCTCAGCGTTTTACTCAGCGTTTTACTCATACTTAATGAATGAATGAATGGGCAGCGCTTAAAGATTGGGGACCACTAAGATCTCAAACTTGCCCTTTAACTCGTTATCAACAGTGACGCCGCCCTCATCGATACGTTCACGGGTCATCAATTTCAGCGCCACATCTTCAAGGGAGGATGGCACCACTAAGATGCTGGGACGTATTTTTAGTTTCTTGCCGCCATCACGGGTAAAGGCTTGCATGGCTTTGTAACTGGCCCACAAATTAGTGGCGTTAAGGGCACGTTTATTAGCAAACGCCATCTGCCAGAAGCCAAAACCTGCCTCACAGCGCATGTCAGTGCCAAACTGAAACTCGTTATTAGTCCAAACGGCGGGATCTGTTGGGTTAAACAAAGTGTTTAAATCCAGCTTGCGCCGCTCTTGAAAAATCAGTGGTTTCAATGGCCTGGTGGTATCGAGTAGGAACCAAGGTTCGCCACTGTAGGCGCCATCGACCGCCATATTTGCTATTGAGGCATCGGTACCTGTGCCATCGTTTTTGCTGTTAACCGGATGGTCAGTGTCAAAGAAGTACTGTCCGTCATAGCAAGCTGTGGTGAAACCGGCGGCCAGTAGCTCAAACACCAGATCATCGGGAAACTCTTCCCCTTCTTGTGCTAGGGCTTGCACCATGGGCTTGTAGATCCCTAGGCTGTCGTCCTCTACATCATCACGGCTGATGCCTATGGTGGTTTCAAAGGTACGGTTAACGATGGAATAGCCGTGCTCCTTGATGGAGTTAATCACCCTGGCGCCTACCCACTCACGCATGGTTGGCATAGCGCCTAACCAGCCATAGGTGTTCGACTTAGTGTTGCTGGGCACTAGACTTGCCACCTTCATGTAGTTGGGCTCTGTCTTAGCTAAAGCGTTTTGAAACTCGGTTCGCACCATAGTGCGCAGGGATTGCAAAATTGCAGCGTTAATAATGGCCATGGGGTCTGCTCCTAGTTGGCGTTGGCATCGTCAGCTTTTGCCTTGGCGAAGTCGTCATAGGACATTCCCCAAGCATCGGCCATGTGTTTTTCCTCGGCGCTTAATACCGCCAGAGCTGATTTATCCGTGGGCTTTACCACTGTATTGGTCTGCACTCGGGTTAGTGCATTAATGGGATTACGGCTGGCTAAGTGCGCCGTTAGCGCCGCAAAGCCTTGCTGTTTTCCTAGCAGTATTAGGTAGTCTTGCTCACAGGCCAGCACCCGCCCTTCATCCAGTGCCTGCTTAACTGATTGCTCTATGGTCAGCTGACCATTTTGCGCACTTAAGCTGGCAAGTTGCTCACGCATGGCATCGACTGTGGCAACAGGGACAAACTGGCTTAAATCCACTTGCCCAGCAGGAATATTGCCCTGCTGGGTATCTTTAGCCGTGAGCACGGCTAATTTTTGGTTTAAACCATCGACACTGGCCGCCGCAGTGGTTAACTCATCCAGGGCCGACAATGCCGCCGTTTCTTGGTCAGCGCTCAGCACAGTGGCATCTTCTGCCACCTCGATACCAAGGGCTGCCATAAGCTTTTTAAGTAATGGGTTCACATGGAATTCCTCCAGTTGGGTGGGATTAACCGCGTTGTTTAACGGCGTTGCAGACAATTGAGTGAGAGTGGTTTTTAGGGTGTTTGCTTCCGCAGGCAGCCTTGCGCCCATTGCAGCGGTTAGCTGCGCTAGAGGTAGCAGGCCATCCAGGGCTGGCCGATTGGTTAACGCGGCTGAATGTATGTACTGGGGGCGCCCGCTTTGGGTGTCGTAACCAAAGACTAAGCTGAAATACTTATATTCTTTGGCCGATAAAAACGCGGTGGCGTTATCGGTAAAGCGCGGCTTAATGAATAAGCCTTTACCCTCACGATATTGCACGTCAGTGATGTTAAACCAGCCAGCAGCAGGCGCAGGCTGGCCGTTGCTGTCCTTGTTTAAGGTTTGGTGTTCGTAGTCTATGACCAGATCACCGGCTTGATGGGGGGTATTTGCTTGCAGGGCCGCGAACGCTTCCCTGTCCATTAACCACTTACCGCCTTTTACATCCAGTGGCCTGCCATCCACAGCAGCAAAGGCCCCATCAGGCAGGGCCTGAATGTAACCGTCCTCGCCAAGTACTAAACTTGTTTGGCTATCACTGTTGAGTTGACGACTAAGGGCGGCAAAGCCCAAAGCACTGGAAGTAGCAGACATAAAAAAGGCACTCTCAATAACATTGGAGTGCCTATAATGATCTCGCTCGACTCGCTAGCGGATAGGAAAGATTTCGGGATTGGTCGATAAGTAGCCCGTGAAGCATAGCTTCATTAAGCTAGTATAATTTTAATTAAAAATTACCGATCCTTACGTTATTAATTACATTTGGATTAGAAAGTCTAAAGTCAATCTGGCCAGGCCTTTTACTGGCACCGAAATAAACGCCACCTGCAAATTTTATAGTCCAAGACAAACAGCTATTTTTATCACCATAAACACCTAGTAAACCAACATTTGCATGATTAGCTAAGTGAAGCATTCCTTTCCATTCCATAAGATCATTTTCAGTGTTATATCCGTAATTCCTAACTAATCTCATCTCAGATTCAAAAGCTAAATTAGAGAAAAGCAAACTAAACTTTAACTTTTTTTTATGCTGATTTAGTTCAAACCAACAGTCATTATATGAAATAGTTTGCCAAAAGCCCCTGCTTGTTTTTCTAGTAAAACCATTTTCTTGGCTGAAATATTTGACCTCAATTCCAAATGGCTCCGCACAAAAACCTTTATCTATAAGGTGTTGCTTGGGAAAAGCAACATAATCAATTCGAACGTTAACATTCTCAAATTGATGATGCCCCCAGACTTCAGGGAAAATATCAAAATCTTCCGAAAGATATTTAACAAGCCATCGTTTAAGCTCCTCTTCACAAGTAAAGCGGTCTGCTGATTGAACATTTACTAAGTATTGTTTTTTCCTAATAGAGACTATTGCATCTGTTAAAAATCTAACTGCAACTTCTTCTCCAACATTTTCAATCAATTCATCTTTTATCGCAGCAAGTGATTTCTCAAATTTCTTTTTGTTCTTTGTATATTCCTCTACAAAACTTGAATTACCATGGTCACTTTCATCCTCTCCTGATAATTTACGTTCTAATTCGCGAATTTCATTACGAATATTAACTCCATCCTTAATTCTTAATGAAATACGATCACGTATTATTTCTTCAAGCTTTGGATCAAAATTTTTCGGCTCACTTCCATCCAATATATTTAAGGCATCGCTCTTTTTTAATGAGCCCCCCCTTTGCTCTCCGCACAAAGTGCATTGATAAACATAATGTTTACCACCACCAAAACTACGCAACCTAATTTCTTTGTGCGCTTCGCAAGGACAGGGGTGGTATTCGTAATCAACAATTAACTCATTTAGCTCAAGATAGCGTTGAATGACTTCGTCCCGATTCATATTACTTCTCGCTTAGTTATTTGTCTTTTTAGATAGATCTATCGAGCATAACCCAGTTTAAAACCTGTTTAAATACTTGTTAAAGCGTTTAAACGAGTTTAGGGTAAGTCGTTTACCCAATTAAAAGCTAAAGCGCTTAAATCGTGTTTTAGGGCTTTGTGCTTCGCAGCTTATCGCCTTAGAATAGCGTCTTTATTTTTAAACCATGGACGGCAGATGACAACCAATCCCCCCTCGATAGCCAACTCAACGGCAACAGATCCTGTTAATGCTGGCTCTGATACAGCTAAGAGCGACCAAGGCGACAAGGCCATTTCATTCAAGTGGCTGTTTGCCGTACTGGGCAGCATTTCATTGTCACTTCTCGCATTTTACTATTTTAATTTTGGCTATCGTCTAGAGCTGGGCTTTGGCAATCAAGCAGACTTCGGTGCATTTGGCGACTTTCTGGGTGGCGTACTGAATCCAATCTTAGGCTTTGCAACTGTAGCGCTACTGATTTGGTCACTGAAACTTCAAATGAATGAACTAGCATTATCGAGACAAGAACTCGCCCTTACCCGCCAAGAACTAGCTGAGACCAAAGATGAAACGGCACTTAGTCGGCGGGCAATGCAAGATCAAGTGACACATCTCAAAAATGAGGCACAACTCAATGAGATAATGCGATTAATGGTTGACTTAAGAGCACAATATCAATCTCTAATACATATACCTTTATTTATCACTAATGACCTATACAACATTTTGATGCGTATTGCCCCTTCAGGATTTAAAAAAGGGGATTCGATAAGGCAAGTTAGTGTTTACAATATCATATATGAGTCTTCTGCTTGGAATGCACAAAGATCTGAGGACCTCAAAATATTCCTTAAAAATAATTATGACGATTCAACAGACATCAGTGCTGCAGCACAATGGCAAGAACTTGAAAACATTTTAAAGCAATTCTCTAATATCGTTATTAAGTATCATGAACTTTCAAATAGCCCTGATTTAGCTCCAATATATTTAGATGAAGCAAGAAAAATGCTGAAACCATTCCAAGACATATTTTGGACAGAAGCGATTGCAAACGAACTAGGGAAGATAAACTCCTTAGTAGTCAATTTAAGATACCAGAACTAAGCAACCAGATAATAGACTTAGCATAGATTGCTCATCATCAGTGCTTACACCAAGATATGGACGCGCAGGAATATCCGCTGGGCCTGTGGGCATATCATCTGTGCCACCGGACTGGTGGATGGCGGCCCAGAAGTCGTCACTTTCGGCAGTCACGCTGGCGGCTAACCCGCCAGCACTCATCTGTAATATCTTACCGCCCTGACGTTGAAGCTTGGCCTTAAGGTAGGCATCACTGAGCGATGCCCATGCTTGACCTGTGGCGGGATCGGCCTCTGCTTCAAATGCTGATTCGGTGGCCGATTCGAGCACAGCGGCGATATCGTTCATCGGCTCGCTTAAATCATCGAGCCATTCGATCAAGCTAGTCAGCACCTGCATTACAGTGCCACTGCTAAAGGTGATATCAATCTTGCGCATACCTGCCCTCTTAACTTGCCTTCAAACACTTGGTATTGCGCTTTCTGTAACGTAGCCACTCTTTGCGAAACATTAAGGAGCGAGGCTCTAGTAAAGGGCATACTAGATTTAGGTTTTAAATTTAAACCAGAACCTGAGCCAACCCCTTAAAAATAACCTTTCAAGATCTCCAAGATAGATTCTTCATCTTCCCCTGATACCCCAATAAACTCCCTTGCGGGTATAGCTTTGTTGGGGATCATGCTTTTTGGCGATGTGGTGCCGCCAAAGTGCTGCATGGCGGCGTAGATCATGTTTGAACCAAATTCTAGACCGCTATCATCCGCTTGGTAGATGAGTTGATTAAGCAGAATATCGTTTAAGCGCAGTGGCGCTGTTTGATGGCGCGGCTTTAAGGTCTGAGTAGTGCTGGACAGTGGAGCCCAAGGGGTTCCGTCCGGTGCTATGGCTTTAGCGTTACGTTCTTGATGTGCCAATAGTAGGTATTCGCCTATGTCCTCCATTACCGGCTCAAGCTGCGTGGTTTTATCCTGCAAGCCTTGCAATAGCTCTATCATGCTATGCAGTTGGCTTGACTCAATGCTAATGCGGGCCGTCATTAGATAAGGTCCTGTGCTATGGCCTCGGCAAATAAGGCGTCATCGGCTGAGGCGGCTACGAAAAAGGCCGAGGCAAGATCGAGTATCTGCTCAATCTCGGCATCGTCAGTGTGGGATGCTAGCTCTTGGTATTGGCGCAGCGCAGCTAAAGTTAGCGGCGCGGCTAGCAGGGCTTCAGCTTGGGCTAATCGACTCTGGGTCATAACAAAATCCTAATTTTGTAAACGGCAGTTAACGGGCGTTTAACGAGTGGCGGCTTGTTTAAAAGCCTAGTTAATGGCCTGTTTAATGGTGCTGACTATGGCCGCTGCCAGTGCGGGGTTATAGCGTTTAACCTCATTGGGGGCGAATAGCCAAGCGGCAAACCATTCTGCAAAGACTTCATAATGATTAGTCATACCATATCGAGATACAAAGCCAAAGGGGCTTAAGTCTATTTCGCCGCCGTTAAAATGTATTTGATGGCCCAGCTCATGGGCCCAGGTTGCCAGTACGCGGCCGCTATCCCCTTCCAATTGATTTACCCTGTGGGACACACTCCAATGGCGATTCAATAAGGCGTTATTGCCACGGCCATAGAAGCTGTCGCCGCCGATATTAGTGCGGGCCGTGGTGATGACCTCAGTGGCGGCTTGCTTAATTTTAGCCATATTAATGCGTGAAAATTGCGTCTTGGTGCTGCCTTTTATCACTATGTGCTGCCACCTTTTAGCGGTAAAACCGTTAACACGGCTAGCGCGAGAACTGTAATACATGAACCTGGCTTGCTGGGGGTCTATGGCTAAGTATTCGGCCACCTCATGCTTTATGGCATCGGCGCGTTGACTCTTGCCCATTTCGGTTTGTTTAACAAATAAGGTCTTAGTATTTTTGGCCGCCATGTACTGGGTTAATAATTGCTGTGGCTCTGCTTCCAGCTGATTTAAGAGCATAGATAAGCTTTTAGCATCCACGCCTTTTAGGGTGCTAAAGACGCTATCTATGATCCTCGGGCTGGGTTGATTGCTAACCGGCTGCTTAGCTGTTTTTTGTTTTTCCGCCTTTTTAGTTTGGGAGCGCAGCTTAGTATTGGCCTGCTTTAGTGAGCTTGGGCGGTAATCAAAGCCTGGGTCTATGCCTTTAGGCACAGGTATGATTTCCCCTGTGAGTTTATCAATATAATCGCGATACTCTATCTTAGGCGCTGTCGATACAGACAGGCCACGGCGGGTAAGCTCTGCTTCACTCAAACTGTACTTCTTACACTTGCAGCCGTAGCCGTTTGAAGGGCTGTGGGTTTGCCACCAAGGATCATCTAAGGGCAATACCATGTCATGCCATTTGAGGTGCATTTCCCTTGGGTGCAAGGAGTCACCGTGCTGGTATAGGCCATAGGGGCGGCGGGCTATGGCGGCCTGCATTTGTGCCTCGCGCCCCGCATTGTAACTTTGGCGTAAATTGGTGTCGTAAATCACCCGCGCCCGCCACGGCTCAGGGCCTGTATAGTCCCAGCCGTGTTTAGCTGCCGTGCTGGCAAACTCTTGCTGAAAACGATTTAGACTAACGCCACGGGCAATAGCATCATCAACCAAGGTATATAAGTCTTTGAGTAACGCCTTTTTCATGGCGCCTGCGACCATAAAAGCGCGATTATGGGCCTCGCCCCAGACATCTGCCCAGCGCTCAGTGGGCTGGGTTATTTTAGATCTGAAATGGGCAATGGCCTGTGCAAAAGGCACATTACCGTATTGAGTCTTAGGGATGGCCACTTAGTCGCCCTCTTCCAACTCTACTTGGCCGAGCAAATAGGCAGCAGCTATGGCTAACTGCATTTGTTTCTCTAATGCCTTACTGTCTAGCTCGGTTTCCAACCCTTGGATTTGCTGCCTAAGCTCGACTAGGCTAGTGGCACTTAATACCGCATCAGCCACAGGACTCATCAACTGGGCCATGAGGGGCGCGGCATTGGTGGCGAGTTGGTCGATAAGCTTATCCGTGTTATCTCTGGCGGCTATGGCATCGGTTTGCGTGGCTATCACTTCGGCTCTAGCTTCAGCTCTAGTTTCGACTGCACTTTTAGCGGCATCTTTGGCAGCAAGTGCGGCTAAGGCGGTTTCCACACTTTGGCCTGGCTGCTCTTCTTGAATCGCCAATACCGCTTCACCATTGGCGGGCTTTGGTATACGGGTCTTTTCATGTAGCCACTGCTGGGGTATTTGCATGCCCATGCTGACGAACGCCCGCAGCGGATAGGCTAAGGCGCGTAAATCTTCAGATTCTGTGGTATCAAAAACCAAACGTGGGTGACGGCGATGGCTCTGGTAACTCTTACAATTTAGCGCATACAAGGGCGCCACTAAGTCGCGGGTTAAGGTTTCGGCGATTTGGGCAAGATCTGAATCACGCAGCTCTTGGCGCACTTCGTTATGGACATTGCCTAAGGCATTGGTGGAGCTTTTACCATCGGCTTGGCTGGTAAGTGTGCCGCCCAAAATCACCTTGCTCATGGTTTTTTCGGCCCAGGTCATCATCAAGTCGAAGGGATCGGCTTGGCCTGTGGCGGCGCTGTGAAAGTCCATCACCATGCCTTTGGGCATAATGCCGCCGGCGTTATGGCCTATGCTCATGACCGCTTGCAATAGGGCGCGCTTTTCATCATCGTTGGCCCCTGCTGGGTATTGTCCTATGCGCAGAGGCAAACCGTAAATTTCAAGAAACTCGGCTAAGTCACGCACACTGTAATTTTTAAAAATAAACGGCCAAATCAACTGGCGTACTAGGCCACCACGGCTGATGTAACCTGATTTAGCTAAGTGCAAATGCTTTATCCAACCGAAGGGCCACAGCTCGGCGCCCTCATCTGTGGTATCTCGCAGTCGCAGCTCATTACGCCGCTCTGGGTGAGTCATAAACCAGGAGGGATCGCGATACTCAGGTACTTCCACAAACCATTCCCCTAGCTCTCGGGTCCAGGCTAATTCATGCATGCTAAAGCCTTTTAGAATGGCATCACTGATGGATTTAATTAAGGTCTTTATCCAGTTGCCTTCCTCGAGCATTTCTTGCAGATATTCAGTATCCGCTTTTTCTTGGGTGCTGGGATTACGGGGCGGCACTAAGTGGTAATCCACCCCGATTAAGGCGCGTTTGCGTTTATCTAACTCGGCATAGAGATGGCCGTCTTTTTCTTCAATATCTTCTGCCAGTTCACATTGGGCGATTAGATCGCCCTGCTCCGCCGCCTGTAAAATACTGGCGGCAGAGGCTGGAGTAAGGCCACTGCTGGGGTGCTGGCTATAAGTGCGTTTTAGGCCCATTAAACGCACATCATCGGTTTGTAGGGACTTGGCTTTATCGAGCTTAAATGGGCGGCCGCTGGCATCTAAGATGGTGGATGTATCTTGAGTGGATTTTTTCTCTTGCATTACCAGCAACCTCGCACGTTTTGCATTAGGTCTTGAGCATCGTCATCACAGGCTTTGGCATTGGGGTTACGATGTTCGCTTTTAGGAATGGGGGTAAATTCTATGGGGGCGCCGTCTAAGGTTGAGGCGTACACCATCAAGAACAGGCTAATAGCCGCATCCCCATGGCGTTCTTTCTCTTGGCCGGTGCGAACGTCACCTAAACAAGGGGTGCCACGGCGGTTAATGCTTAGGGCTCGCAGATCTGTGCTGGTGTCATCATCGCGGGGGATGGTGATTAGCCCATCTTCAAAGTGGCTTTTAAAGCGCGGCATCTGCTCACGGTAAAACGGCTCAGACAACATCACGCAGGCGATCACTTCGCTGCCGTATTTGTCTTGGGCGTATTCTGCTAATGCTTGGCCGTTACCGCGCGCGTCCATAGCGCCGCCCCGCAGTCGAGGCAGGTGGTCCACAATGTAAAACAAGATTTGCTCTTGCTGGCGAAAAGGAATGTTTTTAAGCTCCACTTGCAACTTGGTGGTGATGTGTAAGTCCTGGGCTATTTCGCCCACGTCAATCACAGTTAAGTCGCCACTTCGGGCAAAGTCTTCCCCAAAACAGTGGGGCCGAGTGGGATCTAAGCTATCCAGCACTGGCTTTAGCTCGTCTTCACACCACTGCAAGATCTCCGCTGCCCGCAAGCCCTCTGGCCATTGACCAAAGCTGTCATCTTTTTTAAGGCGAATAACAGGGCCGCTGCGCTCAAGGTTTGCCATGCGCGCTTCAATTAAGGCGCGGTTAAGGTAGGCGCCGCCGCCCGATTTGGGCACACAGAAGTACTCTTCTAGGGCATCTTCTTCGGTGGCGGTGGCTTTAAGCAGCTTGGCTTTCCAGTCATCCTCGCCCACTTGGCTCCAATCTATGCCGCGCACCTGGCAGATACGCTTATACAGCCCCTCGTTACAGGCATCATCTAAGGTGACGCGGTGAACTGAGTAATCCTTTTTACCGGCGCGAGAATCGTTAATTAGTTCATTGAACAGGTTTTCAATGCCGTTATGGGTAGAAATTAAGCGCACTTTGGCGCCCCACATGGTCAGTGCTAAGGCGGCTTTTAGTACCTCTGCTAAGCGTTCATGGAAGGCCGCTTCATCTATGGTGACATTGCCCTGCATACCGCGCAGGTTTGAAGGGTTAGAGCTAAGGGCCTGAATTTTAAAGCCTGAGGCAAAGTAAATGGCAAAGGTGAGGATTTCTTTGCCATCTTGGCCGTCATCAATGAAGATTTCTTCTTGGATTTCTCCGGCGGCTTTATCAAATACCTTGGCCCACATGGCGGCGGCATCAATAAATTCCCGCGCCATTTCTTTGTTTGAGCCAACGTAAAAATGATTGCTACCGCCTTGGCCACGGGCAGCCCCAGCGCTAAGGGCGGCATCGGCTGCTTCAGCCCAGGTTAAACCGGTACGGCGAGACTTTTCGGCAATTTTCAGCGGTGACTCATCGGCTATCCAGCGTTTTTGATAACCTAGCAACACCTCTTTGGGGTCAAAGATGCTGAGATAGCTTGCCTCAAGGGCGGGATCGAATGTGGTTTGATTCATGGCAATTCCAATTAATACTAGGTCCTAGGTTCTAGGATCTCGCAGCGCAGCGTCCTCGCAGGCCGAAGGCCGTCCTGCTGTTAAGCTATCCCCAAGATTTCACGTTTCAGCAAGGCCACCGCATCTTTGGTCAGCCCCGCCGTTTTAGCGACCTTTTCGGCGGCGTTAGCGGCCTCTGCAGCAAAGGCGGTGCGAATTTCTTTCTCGCGCTTATGGCTTGCCATGGCGGCAGACTCAAGGCGCTGCACCGCTAACATGGCATCTTTTATCATGCCAACGTCTGCGGTTTCACCGTCTTCATTTAATAGGGCTTTAAACAACTGTGAACGGGCCATTTCTAAGATCAATTTGGTGACTTCACCCGTGGGTTTATCGCCAAGCTCGGCGGTCCACACTTGGGTGATTTCGCGCATTTCTCGTAAACTTTTACCTACGGCCTCCATCTTAGTGGCATAGCGGTTTAGCCCCGCCCTTGATAGCTGTAAATCATGGGGTAAGCCTGCGGTGTTAATCAGGCCATTGATTTCCTCTAACAGCTCGGCTTGGGTGATAGAGCCATCCCTTAAGCCCGCATTTAAGTGCCTGCGGATAGATTCAGGTAACAAGTCCACCTTAGAGCGACGGCCTCGGGTTTCATTTGCCATGGCTATTCCCCTGCCCGTGGTCGCTTAACGCCTGGTACCAAGGCGCGTCCCGTGGCCACATCCTGGCCGCGACCGGTTAAGGTTGCGGTTGTCACTTTGCCAACTAGGTCAGTGTTAATCAGCCCTTGCTCATTAAGCCAAGCTAATTGTGTAAGCAAGGTATCGCGGCTAATGTCGAGGCCATAGGCAATGAGACCATCTTGCAAGATGGACTCATTGAGCGCGAACGCACCGGCTTCGGTGAGTAATCTAAGCACCACTAAACGCTGGTGTTCATTGATAATATTCTGCATCGCCATTAGCGATCCCCTCTTAGCTCGTTTTCAAGCAAAATGTCTGTTTTACGCTCTAGGCGCACTATGCCGTCTTTGGTCGCGCTCATTGACTCGGTTAAACCACTAATGGTTTTGTCTAGGCGGTTGAGTTCTTCCTTGGTGGGCATGTGTTCTAAGGTGTTTTCAATACGGGTGACGCGGCTTTCAAGCTGGCCCACTGTGGCTGTTTTGGCGTAGGTTTTAGCTAAAAACCAGTTGGCAATGAGCAAGGCGAGCGAAATAGCGGCATAAATTTGCACCCAGAACTCTTTAATCAAATCCAGCATGGTGGCCTCCGTATAAACAGCGCAGCCTGTGGTCTTCATCCCGTTGGCAGCTAAGGCAGCGCAGTGCGTTAGGTCGATGGGCTTCTACTGGATCTAAACAATCACAACAGATCCCCTGTTTGGCTTGGGGGCACGGCTTGTGTTTAGTGCGCGCCCGTTCAATGCAGGCTGCCCGCTCACGCTGCTCCATCTCTGATGCCCAATCCTCTGGTTTCATTTAACCGCCTTATTTACGCTAACTTGGTTCTGGGCACGGGCTTTCGCCCGTATAAGGTGCGCTGTGGTTACAGCTTGCCAGCCCAAGTTAAAGTAGCTTTGGCGAGTAGAGTGGTGGCTATAGAGGGGGATATTGTTTGCTAGGCTCAGGTTATTGGCAGTGCCTCTGTTCTGCTCTTGTTTTAGTTCTGCCTTTAAACGGGCGTTAAAGCCATCTTTAGCGCACTGGCGATAGACGCGGTTTTGAATGCGCTTTGGGGTTATATTTTCCATGGGAGCATGATTAACCGCGCTGCATTCATGGCCATGGTACTGGTATTGACCTCTTTGATGACCGCGCGTCATTAACTTTCACCTGTGGCTAATGTCATTGCATGGCGTAAGGCCCGATTACGGCTTTGCTTTCTTGCCCAGTAACTATCTAAGGCATGCAATCTGGCATCAATCCATCGGCCACCAGCAAGGGCTGCTAAGGTTTGCTCAAATCCTGTCAACCCTGAAACACCCATTTGATAAGCCATGCTCACCAGTACGGTTTGGCGGGCTAGATTGCAGTTAGCAAAGGCCGCTGTTATCTCAGGGTGTTGTGAAAGCTGCTCAATAATGCTGCTGACATTCGCCTCAAGCCAAGCAATGGCAACGGCTTTAGGCAAAGTGAATTGATAGAGTTCAAGCGCCGCGCCCTTGGGGCCAATGCGCTGGCCAACACCCACAGTGGGATAGCCTTGGCTGCACAAATAGGGCTTGGCTTTGAAGTCTTCTTCCGCTAATAGCAGCTTGACTGCGCTGGCAAGCAGCCCAGGCAGTGCTACTTCTTGCTGTGCTGATGCAGGCTTAACAGGTGAAAGCTTTGAACGGGTATGAGGGGCCATAAAAAAACCGAGACAGTGAACATAGGTTCATTGTCTCGGCTTAAGGCGTTTTAGCGGATTGGAAAGGTTTCGGGATTAACGGCAATAAAAACATGTAGATACGTGTTATGGTCATAATTGAAAAAATATTAGCATTCTCAAAGAAAAATCTATATGGGTTATAAATTACTAGAACAAGTTTAAGGCAAACTGCATCAATCTCCGTACGATAATACGAGATAATATGGTGTTTTATAATGAAAAAGTATAGCATGAGGGTTTCGTGACTAATGAAACTACAAGTGTAATCACAATAAATCGTTGTTACATGTTATTTATAACGAAATCAATCTATAAGCTAATTATTTGGAGTAGTTTCTAAAGAAATGAAAAAGAAACTTCAAGACAAGGATCGTGAGTTATCCAAAAGAATAAACTCTGCGCCTGATTTGCGTGGAAATAGTCGTACCATTTTCACAGGTAATGATTTCATTTCATTTAATGGCAAAATGCTAAAGACTATATTCAAAAGCCCTGTACTGCCCGTACCAGTAAATTTCGATATACTCTCAACACATTACGGCGATGAATTTGTTGGTTTTTTACAGGATTTCGAAGCTTTACTTAGCGAAAAAGTACACATCTACCTATCCTTTTCAGAGACGATAGAAGCTAAGTTACCCATGTTTTTATTGCTCTATGCTATTCACGATAAGTACAGCTGCAAAATTTCGATTATCTGGTCTAAAAAGTCTGGTTTTGTAAATAAAATGATTAGAAAATCAGGCAAATTTAAATGCGCAAGTGAACGAAATCACGCAATGTATGATACTGGTCAAAAGCACATCCCAGTGATAAGTGGCAGCAACCAAGAATTTCAAACTTTTCCTGATGCCCTTGTCGATGCAATTAAAGATAAATACTATCATGGTGATATGCCTGATAATATTGAAGCTCGTATTTCTCAAGCAGTTATAGAAACTCTTGAAAATGTTGGACGTCATGCATACCCTGAAAGCCCTTTAGACAAAGACAAAAAATGGTGGCTAATTTGCTCTATTGGTACAAACGGGAACACTAATGATGAGTATATGTATTTAGCGATTTTTGACGCAGGAAGAGGCATACCACTGTCATTCGGTGACAGTGCAGTCTTCCAAGCGAGAGTTAAAAAGAATTACCCTAAAGAGTTTTCCGAATTACTTCATGGAGAACAAAGTGAAAGCTCAAAACAAAGTCAAATAGTGAGGTTTTTACGAACTGCGAAAGCTATGATCACTCCGTTAAGGAGTACAATAGGTGATTCAGGTTTAATTTATGCTTCGATGATGCATGATATGACGAGATTAGATGACGAAAATCATGGTCAAGGCAGTAAGTCAATCAAGGATGTTGTGACAGATGACGTTCATAGCAAGCTCTTCATATTCAGTAATCGAGGGTGTTACCAATACAATAAAGTTAAAAAAGTAGATACTGAAAGTTATGAAGAAGAACACAATAGGATGGAACTGCAAAACGAACTATCTGGCACATTGCTACAATGGAGTATTAGATTAGATGACCTCAATTAAAACCATATTGGTAACTAGTGATTTCCACCCTAAACCTAAGGGTCGATATAAGGGTGATGCACCTGGTTGTGAACTTACTGCTGGTGAAGTCTTTCGTGAAAAAATTCTCGTAAATGCGCTCAACACTTATGACAGAGTTATTGTAGATTTGACTGGCTACAATAGATACGGAAGATCTTTTTTGGACGAAGCTTTTGGCGGATTAATTTCTCGTAGTGGATTCACAAAAAAGCAATTAGAAGACAAATTAGTTATCAAGCACGATTCTGTAGAAAACTTTGTAACAACTGCCTTAGAACGCATTCAAGCCGCTGAAAGTAGAAGGTAAGATGACTAGCTGGATAAAATTTGAATGGGTATTCATTAGCTGGATTATCAGTTTGGTGATTTATCTTCACAGTACAAAACGAGCTGCAATATCGGCTCAAAAAGACGCTTTAATAGACTTACTGACTTCACTATCTGAATTCAAGTGGTTTGATAACAAAAATAACAGCTCTCATCTAGAAGATAGATACAATGCAAAAATATCTAGAATTGATTGGAAGCTTAAGCAACTAAATCAATTGGCCGTTTGCAATTTTATGGACGAAAAAGAACTCGCTCCTTTGTATCAGTTTAATATAGAAAAGTACGCAAAAATATCAACTAAAACAAAGAATGATGTCAGAAGGCAAATGAGATTTGAACTTCAAGAATCCTGCCAAGACATAATCGATACCATCGAAAATAACCACTTTAATAAAATAGTTTCTTCAAAAACATATTTAATGTGGTCCGCTCGTTATTCAGTATTCGGGGTTGTTTCTGGGTTAGGGATTGTATACTTATACATTGAAATAATGAGCTTTTTCTTTAAATAAAAGCTTAAAGAATAAGCCCAAAAGCTAAATAGCCAACACAATACTTATATTAGGTAATCGGGAGAGTGACAATTATCTCTCTCAAATTATTTTTTATTCAAAACAATCTCCTCTGTTTCCTCGCCACAAACGCAGCCCTTTGTTCGGCGACGATTTGGCTGATACGGCGCTCAGTTAGGCCGTAGTCCCTCGATAGCTGTTCTAGGTTATTGCCCTTAAACTCGCGCCAGATGCGGATATCCCGCAGGGCATCTTTGAGCCGTTCGCCATTGGGTATGTAAATATCTCGCCCGCCCAAGTAGGCGCTGAGGCTTGTGGCCAGGGCTTCGCTGATGTGATCGACATTGGCAATATTGTGCTGGATTAAGGTTTGACGCATTACGTCACACAGGCTTTGCAAGGTTGAGGGCCAGCGGCGAATAAAGTCGCTGCGCTCATCGGGCTTTAGGGTGGCTAAGGTCTCTAACGCTTGCTCCAACGATTTCTCTAACGATTGTTCTAACGATGCTGCACTGGTACTGAGTAAATCCAGTTGTGCCAATTCATGCTCATGCTTTGATTCAGTCATCGCGTGCTTCCTTAACGATCTTCTTATCGTGCGGCTTACAGAGCGTTGCGGTGTTTAAATAGATTTCGAGCACGGCATTGTAACTGGGCAGTCTGTTGTTATCCCTTGGTGGTAAGGTTTGCCCCCTTACCTTGATGCGCTCAATGAGCTCGCGCCTGTGCCAATTTTTAAGGCTTTCTAGCACTTTTACCGCCTGGGCATCACTTAGCCATTGGGTACTATCAACACCCTGACCTTTTTTGGTGCCTGTCATGCGGCGGACGAAGGCATCTAGGGCGGTTTCACTGTTATCTTCGATAATGAAGTGATGGCCCATGGTTATCCAAATGGCGCGAATTTTATCGATAAGCGCATTAGGACTAGTGCCCGATGCTGGGCTGCGTCTTTTGGGCGTTACTTCTGGGCTCATCACAGGCAGTTGTAAACGTTTATTGGTGCGGGGCTTTACCTGTATAACAAAGCCTTTTTGCTTAAATAGGCTGAGTACTTGTTCAAGCTCTATGAGGTTCATGGCCCGCAGGGACTCTTTGGCCGTTGCCTGGGTTAACATCAGGCGGTAGGTGTGTTCATCTAGATTTAACTGGCGTTTAGCCACATGAATAAGCTTGATTAAACGCAGCTTAGGAGCTGACTGGGTTTGAGTTTTCATGACTGCTCCTTGCTGGCTTCTATTTTGCCTTCTATATGAGTTAGGGCTTTGCGGGTAAAGAAGGTCGCTAATTGGCGTTTTTCACCGGCAAATTCAGGGCTTAAGCCTTGGAGTTCATACAAGATGGCTGAGCAGAGCTGCAGGCATAGATGTGGATTGTCTTGTGCCATGGCACTTAGCTCGCTTCTTAAGGGTTCAAAACCTGCTTCAAGCAGTGCGGCGAGCCGTAACTTGAAGGCCACCCTGTCTAATGCGGCTTGGTTATCATTAAGTAGATGGTTTATGTCATTCTTAGCGAGTGGTTCGATTAATTGACTGATGATGTTATCCATGTGCTGCTCCCTGCAAAGTTGTTGAGTTAGTTGCTAAGTTAAAGCGCGCTGATATCCAGCGGCAATTGCTGGTATTTGCCATTGGGCTGGCGTTCATACAACCTGAGGTACTGGTTGGTACCTGTGATTTGTATGGCATCGGCGATGGCATCCATGGCTTTTTTCCAATTGCTGTCGTCGATATCGAGCTGGCGTAAACTGAGTACTTGATTAACATCGATACGCCCTTGCTGATTGACCCTAAAGGCGTGTTCGACCATGGCCATAAGGCGTGTGTCTGCACCGCCGCTCCAACTTTTAATGCAGTCATCGATTAAAGTCTTTGCTGTTTGAATGCGTTCATCGAATACCCTGTGCTCGCCCACTGCGCGGCGTACTTGATATTGACCATCAAATGAGGTGAGCAGCACATTGCCTTTACTGCCGCCATAACTCACGCCGTACTCTGCTGCGGAAAGGTCTATAAAGTCAGTTATTTGCCCCATGGCACTAAGCTTAAAGACCAGCATGGCTTGCCTCAGGCCCTTGGCGGCAGCAACTATCTCTTGCACTACGTCATCGCGCACTTTATCCACGGCTTTTATTTGGTCTTCATGCACTAGGTGATCCTGCGCATTTTTGCGGTATCCCGCAGGGATTGTTTGAGCTTGATTGTTCATCTGGATTATTCCTCATTCCAACGAATACAAAAACCTGAGAATTGCACCGCTGCACAGCGTCTGCGCATGCCGTTTATGTTCTCAATAATGTCGACGGCCAAGCGCTTGAAGTCGGCGCTGGGTTTGTCTATGTGGATCACCTTGTCTGATACCTTGATGACGCGCATGCCTCTGAGCCTCAAGGTTGCTATTACACAGGGTTTAAGCGGGTGTGCTGGTTTCATTTTTTGTCCTTCCATTTGTTGTCCCAAAGCGCGCTATTGAGACGATTAGCTACCTTTTGCAGCTCCCGCTCTAATAGCTCTATGTGTAAACGGCTATCTCCTTGCGCTAAACGACTGCAAAAAGCCAACTGTTCTTCGACCTTGTAGCGAGTATCCACTGCGTTTTGAACGTCAATCCGCTGAGTGACTGCCGTCTGCGCTAGGCTTGAGTGCGGACAGCCACCACGACAGGCACGATAGAGGCGCACTCTCAGTGGATTAGTTGAACTAAAAGGTCTGTTTTGATTGTCTCTGCAGGTATCAATAGAGATTTCACCTGATACTGGGCAGCTGACGGTTTGCTTGAGGTAGCGGCCTTCAACGCGGTTACGAATGGTTTCTAATGAGCCTTTATATTTATTGTGTAGCACCATGTTGATCATTGTGGTGCTGACACCCAAGTCTCTGGCCACCTGTGCCTGAGAACTGGCATAAACCTTAGCTTCAAGGGCCAAGAACCATTCTTCCTTATTCATACATCCTCCCTGTAGGGATAAAATGTCCTACGTGTGGGTGCAAATATGCCATCAGGAGTCAGTTCAGGCGCAGCCTGGCCACAATCTACATTTAAGCGATAGATGGTGATGCCGTGCTCTGTCCCTCTGACTCTGATGAGTCCTGCGCGTTGTAGTGCTTTGATGTATCGCTTAGCGGTTGAGTGCGCTACCTGTGCTGTAGCTATCACGTCGTCTAAGGTAAATGCCCGCATAATCCGGCAGCTGTTCCAAACCCTTTGCCTCGCTTTTGCTCGCTTAGGTTTATGGGTTTTTTCTGCCAATGGGCTTGCATCTATCAATCGATAGCGATTGGTTGCACTAGAACGTCCGTGCCAAGTGACTTCTAAGCGCCCTTCTTTAAATAACTGCCTCAAAAAGGCAGCAGCTCTGTGGCGACTCATTTCGGTGGCATCGGCAATTTGCTGGGCGCTAAAGTCTGAGTTACTGCCTCGACAACAACACATAAAACGCCAAGCGAGCCGTCTGCCATTATTTGAACTGGTTGTTTCAGCCATGATGCTTTTTACCCCATGGCTAAGGTGCGTTTTGCACCATGGAAAGGCTGATTGCCCCAGTGAGCCTCGGTGACGTAGTCGAGTTCATTCATCTTGGCTAATCGCTCGATTTGATTTAGCCCTATGACAATACGCCGCGCTTCACCGCCACTTGATTTACGCAGTTCATCCAGTAGTTCTGGTTCTACATTGATGCCGTCATCAAGTAATGAATCTGCCATGGTCATAACATCGTCTAGATCCGCTGGGCGGAACTCGACCCATTCGGATATACGGTTAAAAAATTGCTTACGGCTACTGATGCGCCTGGCAATTTGGTCCATGCCAACGAGGATCACTGGCACTTCTGTGTTGTCATAAAGATCACGAACGGTTTCAAGCATGCGAACATCAGACATGAGGTAATCGGCTTCATCGATAAACAGCGGCCTTTCGTACATGCTCATCTGTTCTATGGTGAAATCGACCATTTTATTGATACGCCACATACCGCTTGAGCCGAGTTCGCCAACAATACGGCCCATTAATGAACTGGCACTGTCGGTTGCCATGGCACGCACATAAATCCCATTAACTTGGTTGAATAAATAGGTGGTCGCTGTAGTTTTACCAAAGCCACTTGGCCCATGATATAAACCCAATCCTGGTACCCCGATCCCTCTAGTACATAGGTTGTCAAAGGCATCTTGCGCCGCGAGCACATTTTTAACAGGTGCGATATTCGCTTTCATTTCGTATACTCCATGTTGCTGTTGTTGTTCGGCCTTCATGGCCACTGTGGGCTATAAACGTCTAGTTGGACGCTCGGCGTTTATGGCCCATGATTTCCTCTATCCTCTTTGCCCCTAATTTGTTGTGCTTCATATAACTCTTGAGAAAGCTCTGTTCTTTTTCCGTTAAACTGCGCCTTAGAGAATCTGTGGCCAATAAACGGGCTTTGTCATGCTCGTTACGCACCAGTGATGCGGTTTGATGAGAAATGGCCAGTTTTCTTGCTTCTAGGGCTTGGCGTTTTTGCTTTAAATGTTCAATTTGGCTATCGCTGTAGTCGGGCTTTAATGGATTAATGAGCTGATCGGCGACACTTGAAAGTGCGCCTATGGCGGCGTTGTCGTGCTGGCTTTCTTGCTTAGGAAAATCAACCAGTCGTTTGGCTTTAGCGGCGTAATGATCTATGACGGTTTGATGCAGACTATCTATGCCAAATGTTTTAGCTAAATTGTTCATTTCCTTTCTGAAGCTTCGCAGTGCTTTGGCATCTTCACGCTTGGTTATGCGATATTGGTCTGGGCTTATTTCACGGCCAAGCAAACGCTGGTCAACAGCTTCAACTCGGGTTTCCCAGTTGTTAGTGCCATAAATAAATGCGCGGCCGACGTCGCTAGGATCGAGAAATACTCTGACCTTTTTGCCCTTCCAATGATGTTCAAGCAATTCTGGTGCGGTATAACGCAAACTATTGATTTTAATAAAACCTTTAAGCACGACAGCTTCGCCAGCAAAATTGAGCAAGAGATCGAGCGCTTCCGGCGCTAGGATAGGTTTAACGACATAGTTCGAGGCGTTATATGCTTGGCTCGGAGTCTGTTTATTAAGACCCGCATGAGGTTGTTGGTGGTAATAGGCATCGACCCAGTTATCTAGCAGTTGTTGCAACTCGGGCTGAGTCATTCGCAAGTTGAAGTCGGCTTTTTGATTCTCTTTTTGACTGCGCTCTTTAAGCCTTACGGCAAATTCTTTTCTGGCTTCTATGGTTTCTCTGTCGGCGACGTTATGGCCGATATAGCCTGGTAGTAATTCGATAAGATCATGACTTAAGGTTTTAAAGAAGCGCTCGATGAAAGGTTTTTCCCAGCCTGAGTAAGGATTAGCTCGGCTTTGTTCTAGATCCAGTAAGTGATAAATACTGGTGGTGCGAATACTGACGTAATCTGAGCCGTTATCTGTGCGCATTAAACCGCCCACATTGGGTATGCCCCAGGACAACAAGGTTTTACGTAATAACAGGCAGATCCCTTCACTTGATGATGTGGGTGAAACCAGCAGTTTTACTCGACGGGTGAAGCAGTCAATCACTGCAATTATGCTATGGCGGCCCTCTTTTAGCATGGCGTCGACTGGTGTTGAGTCGAATTCCCACACATCGTTGGGGGCTGTCATCCAGGGATACATTCTCTCGACTGCTGAGCGGTATTTATCGTTAAATTTTTTAGGATTGGTGGTAAACGCATAGGCCGCTTGATTGGCATTTTCCCATTTGTTCACCCAGCGCCTAATGCTGCTTACACTTGGCACCTGCCAAGGCACGCCTGATTTATAAACATATATCTCAGTTAATTTTTTAAGCTGGTTAGCTTTATCTTTTAAGTGTGGCTTGGCCGTGATTAACCCTTTTAGAAAATCAGCAAGATCTTGCTGTGTATCAATCAAGGATGCTTGCTGTCTTTGGTAACGCCCACCTAGCGCATGTTCGCCTTGCTCTTTAATCAACTTTTCCCAGCGCCTGATCGTGGCCATGGAAATGCTGGCTATTGTTTCGTAGACCCAAGCCGGTAGTGGTAATGATTTGGTTGTGTAGTTTTTGCAGAATGCTTTTTCACCTTCAACTAACTTTCTTAATTGAAGGTATGGTTCGCAAAAACTGTCTTTAGCTTTAATAATTAAGCTTTTAGCTTCTGCTCTGGTGCGTGATTTTTCAGGAAGATTAATGTATTGCTGCATGCTTGTGGCTTTATCTACAGCAGACTTTGAAGGCAAATTGACGTTGGCGACGGCATGCCCCACTTTAACCATGCCTGCTGGCTGATAAAGTGATAAATGTGCAGCCTGTTTTGCTATGGCTAATTTTGCAGCTTCTGGCAAGCTGTCGATGTGGTATTCAAAACCACCACCTAGCCCGCTGCGCTTTTGCTTATTCCAGCCTTCTTGCTTTGCTCTTTCACGTACACGCCTGTCGCCAACAGTAAGTAATTGCGCAATTTCTCCTGTGCTAAACCATTCCTTAGTCATGATTATCTCCCAGTAGGTCTACGCCTAAGTAACCTGAAAGACCCACCATGATTTCAATCGATTTGGCTCGTTTAGGTTTACGGCCGGTATTGGGCGCGAACCATTGAACGCACTTTTGAACTGTTCTAGGGTTGTATCCATGCGTAATCGCCCACGCACGGCAGCTTTGACCGTTTGCCAGCAAGGCTGCATGTATGTGACGAGCGCTTTCTATCTTCATTAGGAATACCGTGCTAGAATTTTGATTACGTTCGCATTGCGAACAGACATTAAAAAACAATAACCGGTTACGCACCGCGTAACGTAATGCGAACTATAGATCCATCTTTAGCTGTTATCAACAGTTTTTACTCTTTTTTGCGCACCGCATTACGCACACCTCAGTGGTAACCTTATAAGTGATTGATAGGAAGAGGAATTAAATGAAGTCGGAATTAGTTTGTGAAGATCCGTCTTTTGATCCGACTTCCGGTGCTGAAGTCGGCGGTCGCTCAGACCGTATCGCCGAAGCCATCGGATCTATAAGCATTCGAGAGTTTGCTATGAATATCGGGGTTTCAGAAGGTACATTGCGCAATCTAATAAAGGGCGGTGAGCCTAAGTTAGATACTGCATTACGCATTGCAGATGCGGCTGGAGTAAATTTACTGTGGTTAGCATCGGGACGTGGGCCTAAGTTTTCAACACTGATGGAAGAAAGCCCAAATGGTTCTGAAGTGGTTGTTCATCGTGACAGTTTTCATGAAGAGTATTATTTGATTGATGGGTTTGATATTACGGTTAGCACGGGACACGGCGCTGTAGCCGAAGACTCCCTAGTCAAACGCAGACTGTCTTTTAGGAAGAATTGGATAGATTATCGAGGCTTAAAACCAAATAAGCTGAAGGTTGTCTACGCTAAAGGGGATTCAATGGAGCCAACCATAAACAGTGGTGATGGCTTATTGGTTGATATCAGCAAAACCGTTCTGGAAGATGGCAGTATCTTTGTTTTACGCTTAGGTGATGATTTATATGCCAAACGCTTACAACAAAGGTTTGATGGTGGTGTAGAAATCATTAGTGACAACAAGGAATATAAGTCTCAGATTGTTCCTGCTAATGAGCTTAACATGCTGCAGATCATTGGCCGTGTCGTTTGGGTAGGCAAAAACATCGTTTAACGCCCTTTTATCATTTTGACTGACTTATGCACTTTTCTCATTGCTGGTGGCCTTTCAAGCTGCCAGCTTTGTTTTACTCAGTTCTGCCGACTTAGATCCGACTTCCTCATTTATTTAAATTCCTGTTAAATATCAAACCTTACCCAGCTGATCTTAGCTAATCTCATCTATTCCCGTATTTATCAAACCATGTGAAGGGTTACATTAGGTAAAAGTGTCCAGCATCACTGCGCAGGAAAAGCAAGCTCAGATAAAGTCAGCATTTAAATTTAGCTCAACGGCCAAACTCAATAGTGTGCAACTCAATTGAAAATGGACCCTGCTGTTTTTGTGCGACTAAAAAGCCAACCCGAACTGTGTCATCAAAATTGAGTGAAGGTGCATTTGCAACGGTTCGCCCTCTAAAACTGACAATAAAATCTTCAGCGGCAAATTCGTGTCGAGTAAGTTTGTCAGCCTCAGTGGTAAAGTTAGCCACATAGGCTTCACCTTGAGATAGATAGGGTGTTTTTAGGCGGATTTGATAGGTTTTACCATCACCTTTAACCACTAAGGTGAGTAATGATACATCGGTAATTTGATGGGTAAATGTTGATTCTGTCGACGCAAAACCGCCATTGTTGTCCAATGAAACAGTGCCAGTAAATAGCAATACTTGTTGCTTAGACTCGATGTTGCTTTGAGAAATGCCGCCCATCACAGTGTCATTATTGATGTTCCATCTTGTAAAGTGGCTTGGATCGCTAAAGTGGAATAAACCGCAGTCAAATATCATCTTATCCTTACTGGCGCTAAATACGGGTTGACCAAGCAATACTATAACACCAACGACTCCGACGACTCCACGAATGCCTAGTTGTACTTTTCGGCCGATATCTTTGCTCTGTTTTTTGAAAAATACCAT